GAACTTGCCGCTTTCCTGGTCGATTTCGGAGGGTATGCCCATGGCGATTGCAGCGCGCATGGCATTGTCCACCTTGTTATCGAATGCCACACCCCATTCCTGGCGCAGGTCCATCAGGCCGTCATAGGCAGCTTGCTCTGCATTCTCTTCAAACTGGCTGATCAACCCCTGGTCGGCTGATTGCATGTAACCGGCCATGGCCTGTGCCTGGCGAGCTGTGAGGCCGGCAGCATGCGCTGCCTCGGTAAACCCCGACATCTCGTCCTCATTAAACTCGATGCCGTCCAGCTCATAGCCGCTGGCCTCGACCGGCGCACCCAGCTTTTGCATGGCGGCGCGCCATTCATCATCGGTCGCACTCGAGCCAGGGATTGCCAACTTGTCAGCTCCGATCATGCGCTGCGCATGAACATAGGATTTTGCCAGGCCACTAGCGTCGGTAAAATTTTGCAGCGACGGCTCGGCTCTCAAATCTTCGGGTAGGCTGTCCAGAAATCCGACAGGTTGCTCTTCGTTTTGAGGTCCGCTTTCATCAGGGATTGTCTCGTTCATTTAGTCCTCTACGGTTTCTTGCGCCTTCCGCTCTTCCATCATTGCCTTGATTGCCAATACGACACTGCGCTGCCCTTCTAGGAAGGCGCTGTAATGTGGATCGCCGCGCTCGAATGTCGTCACTGACAGATGAAATCTTTTTTCCAGATCGGCCAGGACCAGCTCGCCCTCCTCACTGGTGAAGCACTGGCGGTATGTCGCCAGCAGGTCATCTAGCGTCTTCATTGCTGATTATTGGCCTTAATGAAGGGTGCCAGGTTGTTTGCTATCTCGCTCTCCTGCATCTGCGCCTCGGCCTCTGCCTGGGCTTGCGCTGCTTGCTGCTGCTGGCGGCGCACCATGGCCACCTCGTCAGACGAGCGCACGACCTGCGCCGGCATGCCCATCACCTCAATCAGATAGCTGACCATCTTGTCTGGATCGAAATACTCAAGCACAGGGATGATCTGCGAGAGCTGTGTCATCACCTCGACGCCGCGCAGTGTGTTTTGCAGCTCGGACATCTTCTGTGCTTTTGCCAGTGGGCTGACATACTCGATATCGATGTCCTGGCCTTGCATCTCCTCGGGCGGTGTTGAGAAAGCGCCCTGACGGAGGAGCAGGGCAAACGATCGGTCAATCAGCGGCTGTAGCAGCTCGGACTGCAATCTGCCCAAAACAGGCCCGAGCAGCCTCATTTTTTCTTCGTTCCGCTGTAACACCTCGGTCGCGGTCATGTTCGCGCCTTGCCCGAGGAGAAGCTGATCCACATAGAATGCCTGGCGGATTGCAGCGCGGCGCTGTTCTTCCATATTCAGCCCCAGCGAGTTATTTGCGCCGATCTGGAGCGTTTCCATCCTGTCGCGTGTGCCGCTGCGATAGAAATTCAGACTGCCTGGCGTGGTCCTGATTGGTAGCAGGAAGCCATCATCAGGCACCATGAGCGGGGGATCGAGCTGCTTTTGCGCAGACCTGATCGTTATCTCACTCATTTTATTCAACATTTTCACATCACTGAGGCATGTCATTCCGGGACTTCGCCCGTAACTTGAGATACTGTCCTTTAAAAACCTGGGTACCATCATCGGCATTTCATCAAAGCCGCTTTCAGACAGCACCATCTTGGTATCAGCGCAGTAGTAGATAGATGCGATCGGTTTGTTGATCTTGGAGAACAGATCGGATTTCACGCCGTCTTTCGGAAAGACGACATGCACCAGTGGATGCTCGTCATATGGCTCTGTCTCGAGCGACTTGGCGATCTTTGGCGGCAGGTTGTCCTGGCCGAACCTGGCGGCTATGGCGCGCGCCGTCAGTTCAAACTTGCGATAGACGGTATCGACACGGCCCTGGGCATCCTCGGAGATATACACCTCGGCAATGTGCCTCGTTGAAAAGCGCAGATCGTCGCCTGATCCCTCGACAAACATTGCGCCGGTGCCGAACACCACCAAGTCAAAATACAGCTCATGGATTTCTTGTTGAAAGTTGGACCTGTTAAAGGCCATGTACATCTGGTGCTGCGCGTCCTCGAGCCATTCGTTCGCGGCATCGTTTTCTTGCAGCATCGGATCGCGATAGCGCAGCGAGAACCAAGGCACACTGGGGCTGGTGAGCATGCCGTGCAGACTGGCAGCCAGCAGCTCGACGGCGTGGACAGCCGTGCCATCAAAAATAAGCTCGGTGCGCTTGTCGCCCTGGGTGCGCTTTTTGGTGATATCTGCCTTCCTGGGCAGCATGTAATCGCCAAGCTGCTGCCAGTGGCTTTCCCAGTTGGCGCGGTTCTTCATCAGCGTTTTGAACCGGCGATCGAGCGCAGCGATTTCTGGTGATATACTAGCCATACATCGATCCGCCGTTCATCATTGATCTGCGTGGTTTTTTGCGTTTGACGCCGGCAATCGATCTGCCCTGGCTTCTGCCGGCACTCTTTTGCATCAGACGCTCGAGCGGGTTGCCCATGCTGGACATAGCCAGGCCGGTCATCGGCTGCGGTGACATCTGGCCCATCATGCCGGCCATGTTCATCGGCTTTGGTGATTTCATCTGATCAGGCCCCCCATCAGCGATCTGCGCCTGGTGCGCGCCGGCGTCAGCAGTCCTTGAGCCGATGTGGCGACTGTTGTCTGCCGGCCGCGTCTACGCCTGGCATCGACCGCCTCGTCTGTTGTGTTGTCTACTGGCGCATCACCAGGCGGGGCTGGTGCGTCTGCTGGAGGCGGAATGACGGGTGGGGCTGTTGGCGGTGGTGTATTGACTGCCGGCGGCGCTGCTGAAGCTGCCGAGCGCTGGTTGTCGTCATCATCACCGCCCATATTGTCATCGCGCTGCCGGCCAGTGTAGACGGTTGTGCCAGGGATCGGACCCTCATGCTCAACGCCAATCACAATGCCATCCTTATAGACTGGCGTTCCGCCCTTGCGCAGCTCTGCAATGATCCTGTTGCGCGTGAAAGAGCCAACACCTGCCAGTATCGATGGCAGATTGCGCAGTGGGTTGTTTGCTTCGCGCGCCTGTACCTCTCGAATAGCTGCCGCCCTGCGCGCAAAGGTGTTGTTATCTGGATCACTCGTCGCAGGGCTGGAGCGCGTTGTCGGCACAGAATACTGACGCGGCGCGTTCGAGGTGCGTCTGCTAGACTGATTGCCGCGATCAGTCTCCTGGCGTCCAGGGCTGCTTGTGCTGAACGAATTGCTACTACGGCTGCTGCTACGGCTGCTGCTACGACCGCGCTCACCAAACGACATTCCATAATGACCAGGCATCTAAGCACTCATTGTTGCTGTTGCAAAAGGATCGTAATCAGTAACCGCGCGTTGCTGCGTCGGCCTCTTGTCGGCACCGCCTTCGCGGACGCCTATCGCCAGGTATCGCCAGGCGTCGGCCGCATGTGACGACCAATCATGGACCGGAGATAACCGGAAAGACCTGTTCTTTTCAGAGTAGGCTCTGTGGTATTGGCGCAGGGCCTCGAGGCCGCCTTTACATTTATCTCTATCAAAGTGGCAGCGAGGTATAAGCATCTGCCCAGCATGGATGCCATCCTCCAAGGGTAGCTTTGGAACCACCCGAAAATTCAGCCCAAGGTCCCAGGCTATTTCACGCCGACTTTTTCCAGAACCGAGTTCACGAACCTCGATATCGTGCGGCGCATAATGATCGCCGTAAATGTAACCTTTAGCCGATAGTACCTGGCAGTAATGCGGCAAGCCTTCGCCGCGCGCCTCATAATAGTCGATAACATGAATACCCCTGCCGGCTGATCCGCCGGTCTGCACAAACCATATCGCCGTGCTGTCACCTATGCCCAAATCCCAGAATGTCTGCACCTTCGCAGTCGGATCATACGGCACATTCGTAATACGCCCCTGCTCGAGCGCCGTCTGCATTTCCTTGCCATAGATCGAGCCAGGGACATTCGCCACCCACGAACACTCAAACTCCTGTTCAAACTGATCAGGCGTCATCATCAGCCTGGCAGCTTCCAGCTCGTCAGGAGGCAGGATGCCCGTCTCGCTGGCACGATACACAGCAGCCACCCACTCGTCGTTGGCAGCCGCCGCCTCATACAAATCATAAAAATTATTATGGCCGCGAGGGGTCCCGATGAATACACACCAGCCACGCCTGTCAGACAGGGCGGGGCGGATGATCTCAGGAAAAAGCCTTTCCGGTATATCAGCCACCTCGTCAATGCAGCATCCATCAAGGTAGATGCCGCGCAGCCCGTCAACATTCTCCGATCCCAACAGGCTGATCCTGGCACCAGTCGGCAAATCACACCGCAGCTCAGTCTCATGAAACCTGACACCAGGGATCGATCCGGCAAACTCCTTCAAGTAATCCCAGGCAACACTCTTCGCCTGACGATAGGTCGGCGCTATGTAGGCATATCTAGGGTTGGTCTGCTCGTTCAGTATGGCATCCCGCAGGATGTGGTTCACAGACATCACCGTCTTGCCAAACCTGCGATGACAAACGACTACACCCCAGCGCTTCTCATGCAGCTCGCTATGCAGCTTGGCCTGGAGAGGCCGTGGCGCATAGGGAATGACGATGTTCATGTGTGAGGCTCCCTGCCCAGGTATTTACGTATATAGATGGCCGCGCCGATCGATCGGAGGGTAGGGTCGCCGGTCCTAGAATTCTGGACCCCTACCCGTCATTCCTTGCACAAACCTTGCACAGCGCAGCGACCAGGCGTCCTCTCCTCTAGGCCGGCTGCGGATCACAGGCCCGACGCCGCCTTTACTTCTGGTGATGGACCTCCGCTCAGATTGAGCGCCAGCCTCGCGCGCGAACCTCGGCCACACAGGGCCTTGATATATGGGCATCACCCCTCGACCACTGCCTGTCCATCAGCCCAGCTAATCGTGATCGCTTGCTGCACTGGCGCGTCTTCCTTCTTATCCCGCAAGCCCCATGGCTGTAGCTTACCCATCGTAAACTTGAGCGTATCGACCTCGAGCCGTCTGCGCTGCACCTCGGCATTGAGCATACGCGGATCGTCTACCTGCGGCAGCGGCGCTCTGGCCAGGTCATTGATATGATCGCTGTAGTACTCCGCCTGTAACAACCTGGCGCGTCTGTACAGCTCGTACATCTCCTCATCGTCAAGCACAGCCCTTGTCACGCTGCGATAGCTTGGCAGGTCAGGGTCCTGGCAGATCGTGGTCAGGCTGTCACCTGTCGCCAGTCGATCGCAGATCGCCTTCATGTTCGTCTTGTTCACACGCTTGGCCATGGCTCTCTCAAAAGAACAGCCCCTGGCGATCAAGAGAAACCAGGGGCCGTCTAGGTGCTAGGGAGGAAACAAAGCCGGCAACACGCCGACCCTACAGACACAATATCAGATTTCGCGACAATGACAATCTCTGTTATTACTATTGACAGTATCTGTCACAATCCCCATATTAGTGGTGTGACCAACAAGCAACAAGGAGACGGACAAATGAATGTAACAGTCACCATCGACAAGATCGAAAAGCCAAAGGACATCGGCTATGCCCAATTCTATGTTGAGGCAACTCTGTCTTACGGCGCAATCAACAAACCCCCGAAACAAATCCAAGGGGTTCGCGCTTACACAGAGCATGGCGATGCAAGCATTTACCGTTACTGCGTCAGCAACCGCCAAATCAAAGTCGAGCCTCTGCTCCGACTGATCAACGAGGCTATCGACAAGGCGGCGGCCTAACGGCCCCGCCCACTATTAAGCCAATAAAAAAGAGGTGTTTAGCAATGGCAAACAAAACAATGACCTTTGACCCTGCGAGGCTTGAGCGCTTTCGCCAGGCACGAAACGAAGCTGAAGCTGCTGACCAGGACAGCTTCGAGTTTGATGGCCACCCCTTCTTGGTCCGGTACGCCGACTATGTGATCGAGTACATGACAGGCAGGATGCACATCACGACACCATGGGAGGACGGCAATGCCTAGATCAAAGCTGCCCCGCCCCAAGGGCAAGACCTGGCGCACTGCCAGGCTGTACAGCGCCGACATCGGCTTTCAGCTATCAAAGGCCCCGATCTGCGGCACCCACCTTGTGTGGGCTGTCGTGGGCAGCAAGTGGGTCCGCGTGGTCAAGCCTGTGACCTGGCAAAAATTCAAGTGCCGGCGGACAGACTGGGACATGATGCCGACGAGGCTAGTCCGCTGAATAGTACAGCCTGATCAGTGCCGACCAATATCGATCTTTGACAACCCTCGGGTCCAGCCCGAGGGTTTTCCCTATCCGGCTCCAGCGTGGCCCACGCT